GAACGGCCGAAGTCCCCTTGAGCCGCACCACCTAGACCAACCGAGCCGCTGACCCCTGTACCGTAACCGCCGATTCCGCCAGCGATGGCGAGCCCCCCTCCACCTGCGGGCACGCCTCCCGTCGCGAACGGCCCCGAATAAACCGCCTCAAAACCGGTGCCGCCGCCGCCTCCGCCCGTCGACGAGAGCAGCGAGCCGAACGATGTCGATCCACCAGGAGAGCCGTTCGAGGGTGTCGACGAATTTCCTAGCGACCCACCGGAACCGATCGTCACAGCGATAGACTGACCGGGAGTGACCGCGAAGCTGCCCTCGACATAGCCGCCATTGGCGCCGGCAGATCCCGCGGCCCCCGCGCTCCGCGACCCGCCGCCGCCACCGCCGGCGCCCCACAGTCTCACACGCTTCAGCTTGACGACACCAGCAGGGACGACAAAGGTTCCGCTCGTTGTGAAAACGGCAATGCCATCAGCGGCAGGAATTGAGGAGGAGGTGATCTGGAAGTAGGTGCCGTCGTAAACCATCTCGACGATGCGACCAACGAGAAGATCGCCCGGCTGGAGCCCAACCCCGTTTGACCTCACGATGGTCTTGATGCCCAATCCATTTACGTTGATCGTCGCGCCGCCGTTGTTCGAGTTTGGAAGGCCAAGGCGCAAGGGCACACCGGCTAGATCGTCATAGCTTGCGGGCGCCGGATCGAGCGTGATCGTCAACGCGTTAGACGTGCCACCGGCGACGGCATAGTTGAGCCGCTGCGAGCGGAGCGCCCTCGCCAGCATCATGTCGTCGTTATTGTTCTCCAGTACAGCGCTCTTGCGGATAGTAGCGCGCAGCTGCGCCAGCAGCATGTTGAAGAGACCGGCCCGATTCTCCGTCCCGTCGTCTGATGAAGGGGACGTGCAGTCTTTCGCCCAGGTGTCAGGATCGCCGGGGGCATTCGCTGGCGTGACTTCCGGGCGCGCGGTCGTCGCCCGCGCCGCGCCGAAGGCGGCCGGGCCGAGGAGATCGGTCATCGCAAACCTCAGTTGACGGTGATGAAATCAAGATCGGCGTGGGCCGGGGCGATCCGGCGCATGAGACAGCGCAAGGGCTCTATGTCTGGAGGACAATCGAAGCCGTCGCCGTATTGCTGCGAGCCGAAAGACGGAAAACGGCTGCTGCGCACCGTATAGGCCGGCGAAGCAGAGAGATCGACGGTGACGCTCCAGAGCACCCCCTGCTGCGCACCGAAAAGCTGCTGGCCGAATTGGCCGAAGCCGAAAGTGCCGTTCTGGACGGCGGTGATGAAGGCCTGATCGATCGAGATCGACCAGCCGCGCCTCAACGCTGCCGCCTCGGCATAGGCCGGGACGGTATCGCCAACGGCGTTGACCTTCTCGCAGACATCCGCGAACGGGTCGCAGCCATCGGGCACGCCATGGTCAAGCGCCCAGCGCTCCAGCGTCTCGACCGCGCTCGAGCAGAAGAACTCGTCGACCATGTCGCAGACGCGCCGGTCGGTCGGGCCGAAGGCTGCGCCGAGAGCGTGGAAGAAGCCGCCCATGGCGGAACCGCCGAGCGCGTCGAAGCCGCCATGGCGCCAGGCGTCGCCGCGCGGACGCAGGGCGGCATAGGAGAGCGCCAGATCCTCGTCGCTATGGCAGCCTGTGGTCACGGCCATCCGTCAAATTCCTCGATCAAGCGAAGGTCAGCGAGCCCGGCACGGCGGTCTGGCCGCTGGCGAGACTGAGATCGGCTGATGGCGCGACCAGCACATGCCGATGTTCGCCGGAGGCGTTCGCCGCCGCCTGCCATAGCCAGGAGCGGCTGAAGATCTCGGGCGTGCACAGGAACGGCATGGACGGGTGCGGCTCGGCCGAGCCCGCCACGCGTGAATTGCGGAAGAAGATCGTCGCGATCTCGGCCGCGACCGCTTGCTGCACCTCTGGCGTGTTCGGCGACAGGCCGGAGAACACCACGTTGATCGGCACGGCCTGGGCAATCCTGACCACCGGCAGGCACGCCCCCGGACCGACCCGGCGCAGCTCGTTCTCGACGATCTGGCGGTCGCTGTCGAGCGGGATGCCGTTCGGGCGGTTTTTGTCGAAGAAGGGATAGATGACGACTGTGCCTCGGCCATGGCCTAGCGGCTCGATGAAGGCGCGGGTGACGCCGGGAATGGCGAGCGTGTAGCGGTACCAGTCCGGCGGCGCGCCGCCGTGATCGGGATAGGCCTTGGCGAAGAGCAGCCGCGCCCGGTAGGCCTCATGCTCCTCAAGATCGGCGCCGCCGCCGAGGCCGCCCGCCGTCACCGCGAAGGTCGCCGGCCCGGTCAGGCCCGCGCTGGCGGAGAGCGGCGCGCCGGCCGCGGTGTTGCCGTCGCCGCCGGCCGCCAGGGCGGTCACCGCGCCCTGCGCCGTGCCGGCGCCGGCCAGGACGATGCCGGCATCGACCGAGAACTGCACCCCGTCCGAGCGGGTCAGAACCGCGCCACTTGCCAGCGTCGCGGCGCCGGTCGCGGTCACCGTGACCAGCCCGCGCGCGCGCGCAGGCTGCTTGCGCGGCACCGGCGGCTTCATCTCGGCGCCGTGCCGGTCGAGCTGCTCGGGCGCGCAGGTCAGGATGAATTTCTGGTCGACGCCCCAGGCGATGAAGCGCTCCAGCCCAAAGGCGATGCCGCCGACGACCTGGGCGGTGGGGCGCAGGTTGTTGCGCTGCAGGGCGGCGTCCGCCCCGGGTAGATTGGCGTCGAAGGCCCGCACCGTCTCGGTGACGTGCTGCTCGATCGTCTTGACCTGCCAGGTCATCGCTACCTCAGAGGATCTCGCGCCAGAGCCGTTCGAAGCGCCTGTCGAAGGCGATCTCGCCCTGGCGATCGGTGATCAGGATGCGCAGCCAGATGCCGCGCGGCGGCGCCGTTACCAGGCCGCTCTCGACCATGACCGAGGCGGCGACGCGCTCGGTGACCAGCCATGCCAGCGCCTCCTGCGCGTAGAAGCGGGCATCGATGGCGCGCTCTTCCGTCGCGACCTCGTTGCGCAGCAGCCAGAGATGGCTGCCGAGCTCATAGGGTTGCTCGCCCTCCGGCGCGACCGCGTCGCCCCACCAGCCGCGCCGGTCGGCGACCTCGGGCCGCCAGCCCTCCGGTGCGCGCCGGTCGGTAAAGAGCGAGATGAAGACGGCGCTGGCGAGCTGGTCCGAGGCGTCGAGCCCGCCCGGATTGACGGGGTCGGTGGCAGGCGCGACGCGCCAGTCTCCGAGCAGGTCCTCGCCCCAGAAAGTCGACCAGAACTGCGCCGGCTCGCGCCCGCGCTTCGGCAGGTTGATCGGATAGGTCATCAGATCGAGCCGGATGGAGTGGGCGACGCAGAGGGCGCGATGCCGGCGAAAACGTGCTGCGACGGGCCTGCCGTGGTCATCACCGGGAAATAGGGCGGCTTGCCGAGATAGATGGCCGGCGCATCGAACTGCACCCAGTCGGTGGCCTCGGTCTTCTGCTTGCCGATCGCGCGGGCATGATGGTTCTTGCCGCCGTGATCCCAATCGGTCTTGGCCGGCAGCAGCTTCATCACGTTGCCGTCGGCGTTGTAGAGCGCGACCACGCCGGGAGGCAGGTCGCGCGGGCGCCCCGGCGTCTCGAAGCCGAGAGCAAAGAGCCTGTCGCTTGAGCCGAGCCGCATGAAGTTGCCGACCGAGCCGGCCGGCGGGTTCGAGGAGACGCCATGCGACTGCGCGCGCAGGACCTCGCTGAACTCCTCCCCCTTGAAGCCGCGCACGCTGGTCTTCTGCCAGTCGCCGCTGTCGTCGACAGAGATCAGCGTGCCGCGGGTGATCGACGAGCTTTCAGGGTAGAGCCCGGTCATGCGTCGTCTCCGCCGGCCTTGCCGGTGTCCATATGCTTGCCGGATTTGCCGCCCTTGCCCTTCTTGCCGCCGAAGGTTCTGGGATCGACGAGGGAGAGCTTGGCGACAGAGCCGGAGCCATCGGCGTCGTCCTGCTCCAGCGAGACCGTCTTGATCAGCATCTCCTGGACGATGCCGAGGCTCGGGATCTCGCAGGCGATCAGCCAGCCTTGCGTCCAGAGGGTCTGTTTTTCGTCGCGCCAGCCGAGCACTGTGACCTCGCAGGTCGTGCCCTCGCCTGCGGCGCGGTCGCGGTGCCATTTCGCCCGCTCGCGGCTATCCTGCTTGCGGATCAACTCGGGCGGCGTGACGATGCGCAGGCGCTTGCGCTTGATCGTCTCGTCCTTGGCCTCGGCCTCGATCTCGAGCTCGTCGGCGCTGTAGCCGTCCGGGGCCTGCGCCTTGATCTTGACCTGACCGAACTTCTTGCTGTCGTCATGCACGGCCGAGGCGTCGAGCAGTTTCGGCCAGGTGGTGACGCCCTCGCGGATCGCGCCGGCATGGCGCTTGGCCTTCTTGGCCGAGGTGGTCTTGACCTTGCCTTCCGGCGTATCGGTGATGGTGAAACCCTCCGAGCGCGCCCAGCGATCGGCGGCCTGATGGATCGTCTCGCCCGGGCGCACCCGGAACACGCTCTTGGGCTTGTGCTCGTAATCGACCTCGATCTCGATATCGTAGCCATCGGCCAGGTCCTTGAAGACTTCGTCGGCCTTCTTGTCCTTCCACTCGCCGGTCTTCGCCTCGGCCGAGGAATCGACCAGGTCGCCAGTCTTGGAGCGGCCGGATATCGGCAATTCAGCCTCGGCCGAGCGCAGAGAGGGGGAGCGCTTCTCGACATGGCCGGTCAGCACCTTCTGGCCGAGCTGGCTCTGGCCGTTCTTGACCGCGCCGGCCTCCTTATTGTCGCTGAAGGCGCTGTAGATCTCGACTTTCGGCGAGCCGGCGAGCGCTTCGAGCAGCTCGGCCTGGCTCATCTCGGGGTGTTTGACCTTGGCCTCGAAGCTGGACGCCGCCTCGTCGACCGCGCGCTTGACCGCAATGCTGACGGGGCGCAGGTCGCCGAGCCCCGCAATGCGGAGCGTCACGATCTCGAAGGCCATGGGTTCAACTCAGGCTCGGATCGTCGCGGGCGACCGGAGCAAGCCCCGGGACGACGATGAGGAGGGTCAGTTCGACAGCGCCGTGAAGCGCTCCGGCAGGGTTGCCGGGTTCGACGCGCCGGAGCGCCGCGCCAGCTCGTCGGCGCGAGACGGGTCGCCATAGAGGCGCCAAGCCCAGACCAAGGACGGGAGCGGCGCCGGCAGCGACACCTCGATCAGCGGCGCGATATCGGTCTCCTGCCGGCGCACCAGCTCGGCCAGCAATCCCTGCATGCTGCCGAGTTCGCGGGCGAGGTCGATGCCATCCGGCCCGATGCGGGTGACCGCGTCGTCGAAGACGGCGGTCATCACCGCCCGCGCCTCGATAGCCTCCGGCCGGTCGCTGTACGAGCGGCGCGCCATCGCCTCGCCGAGCGCGAGCGCGCGGCAGGCGGCGGTCACCGTCAAGGCGTGGCCGGCATTCATCGCGATGGTCACGGCCGAGCCCTGAGAGACGTAAGGCGGCGGCGGATCGTCGGGCCGCCCGGCCGCGACGATCGCCTGGGCGAGCCTTGCCGGATCGGCTTCGTCGCCGAGCACGATCGCGGCTTCGGCGATGCCGATGGCGAAGCCGGCCGGATCAACCGCGAAATCGGTCAGAGCCGAGACGGCATTGCCGATCGCACCGTCGACAGCGGCCTGCGCCAAAGGCGCGAGGCCGACCGCGCCGGCCAGCCCGACGAGATCGCCGACCACGCCGGCGGCGGCGTCGAGCGCCGCGTCGACCACGGTCGCGACCTGTCCGACGACCGAGAAGGCCGCCCCGACGAAGCCGCCGAGCACGCCCGGGATCAGCCCGCCGGCGTTGAAGACGTTGATCTGCAGGAGATTGGCCGAGAGCCCGGCATTCTGCCGCGGCAGATCGGCCGTCGCCTCGATCGTCAAGGCGGCATAGCCGAGCTTGTCGCGGCGGAATTCGCGCTTGACCTTGGTCAGGCGCACCATGACCGGGGCCGGCAGATCCGGCAGCAGCAGCGGGCCGAGATGCCGATCCTCCGCCATCCGCCCGATCGCCTCGGCGCGGGCATAGGCGAAATCGCCGGTGATATAGGCCTCAATCTCGAATTTGCGCGGCGCCGGCCCGAAGCTCTCATTCACCCAGAGCGCGTTCGGGATCGGCGTCGTCGCGACGCGCTGGCCGCTCTCGTCGGTACCCGTCTCGACATAGAAGGCCTGGCCGGAAAAGGAGGCCCGGCGCAGGCGCTTCGTCCATTCGGTCATCTGACTTCCGCCATGCCCTTGCCGGTGTTGAAGCCGCCGAGGCCGCCCATGGAGAGCGAGGGCGCCTTCAGCGAGTTTAGCTGCGCCTGCATCCGCGCCACCGACTGGGCGACCTGCGCCTCCATGGCCGAGAGGCCGGAGGTGATGCCGCTCGCCAGGGCCGAACCGGCGCTGGCGCCAGACGATCCCAAGGAATCGACGCTCGCCTTGGCCGCATCGACCTTGGACTGCACCTCGCCGATATCGTCCAGCTTGAAGCCGCCCGCCCCGGCCGGCGCGAAGGCCGGGGCTGCAGCCTCGCGCCGCGGCGGCGTTTCATGCCGCATCGGCTGTTCGGCCGCCGGCCGCTCGAAGCGGAAGGCGTCGGCGGGCAGGAAGGCCGGCGAGACCGAGCGATCGCCGGTCGGAGCCTTGGTCAGGCGCGCATCGGTCTGCTGATTGGCCAAGGCCTGGCCGTTGAACAGGCTGTTGGAGGCGGCGTTGCCCTGCGGGTTCTCCGGCAGGGCATTGTCGACCTTGAAGCGGGGCGGCTGAGGGGACGGCTTGACAGCTTCCGACGCCGCATCTGCCGCGGTCGTGGGGGCAAGGCGATCCCGTCGCGGCCCCGTCTCCGCCATGGTCGTGAAGCCAAACTCGCCCGTCTCCAGCGCCGTCTTCACCTCGCCGGAGCTGCTGGTCGGACGGTCCGCTACCCGCTCCCGCTCCGGCGGCTGCGTCGTCGAGATCGGCACGTCGCCATACTCGATCGAAGGCGCGGAGCCGCCGGCAGCAAGCCTCGGCGTGAACGCCGTGGTGCCGCTGCCGACACGGGCGAACTCCGGCTGCTCCGGCTTGCGCGAGAGGCGAGGCTTGCCTGCTTTCTCACGCAGCGCTTCTACCGCGCCGAGATCGGTGTTGATCTCGCTGATCGACTGGAACAGCGCTTCGAGCGAGGCCAGCTTGTCGCGGAGCGTCGCGATCTGGCCGTCGATCGGGTCGGTTTGAACCTTGCGCCGTGCATCGAGCGTCGCGGCGATCGCCGGGGGCAGAACCTTGCCTTTGCGCGAAGCCTCGTCATCGGCGACGATCTTGCTGCGCTTGGCCTCAAGACCCCCGATCTCCCCTCCGATCCGCTCGCGCTCCTCGTCATAACGCTGACGGGTCAGGAACTCCTTGCGCGCATCGACCAGGCGGCGCGTTTCCGGATCGTACTTTCCGGGTGCAGCGCCGTCGATTTCCTGATTGGCGATCAGGTTGGCGCTGGAATAGTGCAGCCCCTCGACCGCCTTGTTGACGGTGGCATTCTCGCCGCGATCGATGCGCTTCAGCGCCTCGTCGATCGGTAGGACGATGTTCTTGGCGATGAAGCCGCCGGCCTGCACGGCGCGGTTCTCGACCGCGGCGAACATCCGGTCGAGCTGGGCGCGCGCGTCGTTCGTGACCTTGGTCAGGTCGCGCCCGACCGAGCCTGAGGCCGTTTTCTCGATCTGGCCAACCATCGCCTGAAGCTCTTTGCGATAAGTCAGCAAAGCGCGCATGCCGCGCGCCATCTCCATATCGCTGAAGAGCTGTGGAAGTTTGGAGAAATCCCCCTTGAGTGCCTGCTCAGTCAGATCGGCGAAGACTTCGACGAGGTTTTTGCCTTCCTTCCGCGCCTTCTCAAGCCCACCACGCAGTTTAATTCCAAACTTGTCGAACCGCTTTACGGTCTCCTCACTCTCCATTTTCTGAAAGATGTTGCTCATGGAGGAGGATGCCTCCTCGGACGAGCCGGAGCCTTTGCGCATGATCTGCAGAAGCGCGACGAGATCGGTAAGACCTTTCGTCCCGGTGAAGCCTGCTGCTGCTGCCGCCGGAGCCAAGCTAGGCAGATACCGCGACTGGTCCTTGAGCTCGAACTGCCCGGCCTTGCCGCCCTCGGCCATGATGTCGAAGGCCGCCTGCATATCCCGGCCGGCGATCTTGAAGTTCGACGAGACGGCATCGGCCGATTTGGCGATGTCGTCGATCTCTGCGCCTGCCGCGGCGGCAGTACGCGCCACCGAAGGCAGGAATTCGAGGCCTTCCTTCAGCGACCGGCCTTGCGCGACAAGTACATCCAGCCCGCCGGTCACCTTGCCGGAGGACTGGGCCGTCTCATAGGCGATGCCCTCGATCTGCTTGCGCACGCCGGCGAGTTCGGAGGCACTGGCATTGGCGGTGATGCCGATGCGCGAAATCTGGCGATCGACATCGGCATATTGCTTGTAGCTCGCGGCCAGTGCGGCGGGCGCCGCGATCGCGCCGACAGAGTTGCGGCTCGCAAAGGCGATGCGCGCCTGCGCGGCCGAGACTGCGGCGGCGTGCTTCTGCACGGCCGCGCTGCTGGCGCGAGCAGCAGCCGAGCCGAAGACGCTGAAGGCCCTCTGCTGCGCGCGCCGGAACGCGTTGAGCTCGCCGCTCGCCTGGTTGAGACCAGGGCGCAGCTTGCTCTTCGCCGAGATCGTCGCCTCGACGCGCGCGACATTCACCATGGCACTACCCGTAAAGTTGCGCCCACCGCGCGAGGCGCGGCAGCGTCATGCGCTCGATCTCGGAAGGGGCTATGCCCCGTTCTGCAAGGGCGCGGACGCGGTCTTCAACGATGTCCGCGCGTTCGAAAAAAAATCGAGGACGGCGCCCTCGATCAGCATGGCAAGCGCCAGGTCGCTCTGCGCGCCGATGATATCAGGGTCGTGGCCCTCGATCAGATTGCCGATCCAAGCCTTCAGCGTCGGACGGTCGGTGAAGGGCGTGCCGAGGCCGTCCGCGCTGTAGACGAAGTGGCGGGGGTCACCGATCTCCCAGAACTCCGCGATCGTCGGCGGGCGCAGCGTCAGATGCTTCTTCGGCTGGTCGATATCGAGGATCGGCGCGGCGAAGATGATCTTCACCGAGCCGTCAGGCTGATCCTCGCGGCGCGGGGCCGGCGCGCTCATCGCGCCTGCTCCAGATAGCCCTCGGCGACGCCGGTGATGCCGGAAACCTCGCCGGTGATGTCATCGACCTGCGGATCGCCCATCAGCGTGGCGCGGGAATAGACCCGCACCACCTTCTCGCTGTCATGCAGGAAGGAGAAGCTGACCTTGTCCTGCGCGAAGAGCGGGCGCCAGTCGATCGGGGCGCCGTTGGTGTCCTTACCCTTGAAGGACATGGCGAAACGGTAGCCTTGCGGCGTCTCGGTGCCGTCGACCGTCAGGTCGAGATTAACCACGGCCTCGCGGCTGTAGGGGACGGGATTGTGGGTGACGCTGCCGCGCAGGCCGATATTGCGGCCCTGCGGATCGCGGAACTTGATCAGGCCGTAATTCGCCACGGCGGCATCTCCAGATGAGAGGTGGAAACAAGGGCTTTCCGCTCACCGGGCGTGAGCCCGGTGAGCGAGATGTCATCAGGCCGCGGCCTGCGGATACTGCGCGTAGAGCCAGGCGCCGATCGCCATGATGTCGAGCGGGTCGACCCCGTCGAGATCCATGTTGATGTTGCAGCGCGACGCGTTGGTCGCGTCGGTCTCGACCTTGAGCCGCTTGGCGAACTCCTCGGTGTCGACGAGGATGCCGCGATTGACCAGGTCGCGATGCAGGCCGACGAGATCGGCGAAGATGTCGTCATTGGTCGAGATCGACGGCAGATTGCCGGGGTTCGACCTGGCATAGGCCTTGTTGGCGTGCCGGTAGGACAGACCTGCCCGGAAATAGCGCAGGGAATGCGCCGCGATCGCGATCTGTTGGATGTTGCGGAACACGGTATCCGGCAGGCCGGCCTCGTTCAGCCGCTGCATGGTGATGCATTTGCCGATCGCGACCTGGCCGACAGCGTTGACCCGGAAGGTCGACATGCCGGAGCCGAGCAGGACGTTGTTGACCGCCTGCTTCGGCCAGAGCGAGCGCTGGCGCGGCGGGCGCACCCCCTCGATCACAAGGTCGCTCTGGTTGCGCGCCGCATTGCCGTTGGTGTCGTCGGCGAGCCAGGGCACCTGGCGCACGGCATAGGCCGCGATCCATTCCCAGGACGGCGTCGGCGAGGCGATGCGCGCCAGCGTCGAGATATGCCGGTCGTTGCGGGCGAGGCCGAAGGAGGTCTGCGCGCCGGTATTGCCGGTGTTGACCGTGAGGTAGTGGCCGTAGAGCTGGTTGTTCCAGGCCCAGCGGCCGGAGAGATCGGAGAGGGCCGCCTGCGCAGCGTCGAGATTGGCGGTATCCGAGAAGGGCGAGACGAGATAGTCGAAGAGCTCGTCGCCCATTGCCGCCAGCGTCGCCGCGATCGAGGCCGCGCCGGTGCCGGGCACCGTGTCGGCGAAGGTCAGCGTGCCCGCGAAGATGTTGCCGGCGATGCCCGGATCGGCGAAGAGCTCGACCTCGTTGGCAAGCGTGCCGGCATGGCGCGCCGTCAGCGTCACCACATTGGTCGCGGCCGTCGCGGTGAAGGGCAGATAGGCCAGCGTCAGCGGGTCGACGAAGGCATTGACCGCCGCGGCGATGTTGGTCGCCGTGGTCGCGGCGGCCTCCGACGGGCCGACCGTGACCGGAATGCGCCGGCCGGCGATCTCGACGACGCCGTCGCCGCCGGCGACCGGCAGCGCGCCGACCGTGATGGTCTTCGCCGCCGCCGTGCCGGTGACCGGCACCGACGAAATCCAGATTTCCTGAACCGGGGCCTGGCGCCGCGCGAGGCGGAACATCTCGTACAGCATCGAGCCGACGCCGGCGAGCTGGGCAGCCTCGCCCGGGGTGGCGCAGATCGTCGGCGTGTCGGCCGCGAGCGAGCCGGCGGCCGATTTGTGGCCGAGCAGCAGCACGCGGGTCTTCGATTCGTACTGACCGGCCGAATTGATCTCGGCAAAGATGCCCGGGTCGATCAGGCCACTGCCCGGGATGAAATTGAACAGGGTGGCCATGAACGGCGCTCCGTTGCGATGGTTGAGGGGTCAGGCCTTGGCCTTGCCGTCCGGCTTGGCCGGCGGCTCAGGCGGTGGCGGCGGCGGGATCAGGGTCTTGTCGGCGAGCATGGTCGCGAAGACCGGGTTCAGGATCGACACCTCGAAGGGCTCGTCTCCTTGCGGAAGAAGCCGGCCGGGAACGCCCGGCCAGGGCACGCGCTGGCTCTTGTCCGCCAGAACGACGGACCGCATCTGCTGGTTCGACATGGTGCTTCCTTACGGGGTGACGCGGCCGCCGAGATCGCCCTTGGGCGGGGTCTGGCCGGCATCCGGTGCGGGCGCCGGGGTGTCGTCTGCGCCGCGCGCCAGATTGGCGGCGAGGCGAATATCGGTCAGCGCCGGGAAGACGGCGCGGTCGCCGAGCGCGGCGGCGAGCGTGTCGCAGACCTTGCGGCCGTAGCTGCCGGCCGGCAGCGCCCTGGCGACCTCGCGCAGCGGCGAGGGCAGCGCGTCGAGCCCGCTCGCGGCCGGAACCGGCCAGCGCCCGCCCTGGCGGACAATGCAGGCGAACTCGACCCGGCGCGCCGAGAGGCGGGTGTCGAGATCGGCGTCGCGCCACGGGCTCGAGGTGATTTCCTCGATCCGGTCGAGCACCAGGCAGAGCGGTTCGTTCAACCGGCCATCGGCGAGGCGATGGCGGATCTGCTCCTCGATCATGTCGAGGAAGCCCTCGGCCATGGCGTCGGTGCCGGCGACCGGAACGACCCAGCGCTGATCATTGTCGCGGATCACGGCCGGGACCATGATCTCGAGGGCGAGCGTCACCTTCTCCAGCCCATCGCCGGCGAAGGTGGCATCGAGGGCGGAGCCCAAGGCTTCGGTCTTGGCCTCGTCGGTGAAGACCGCGACCCGCGCCCGCCTGCGCGCGGCGCCGGCCTCATGCTCAGGGATCGCGTCCATCTCGATCGTCGAATCGAGCACGCGATCGTCGGCGAAGGTCGGCCAGGCCGGGCTCGGCGCGGCGATCTGGTCATGCGGCGCCAGCGCCTCCATCGCGGCGAGGCGCAAGGCGGTGCGGGCGAGGGTCATGCCTATATCCTGGTCAGGCCGAGATGCAGGCCCGAGAGCCCGTCGGGCATCGGCTCGCTGATGCGGAAGCGGGTGTCGGGATCGTCGGCATAGGCGAGCTCGTCGCCCTGGCCCGGGCGCCAAGGCAGATCGACCAGCTTCACCGTCGCGACATGGGCTGTACCGGAGGCTCCCTGCGTGAAGCCGCCACGCGGCGTCGGCAGGCCCTGACCGCCGATCTGCAGGCGCTCGCTCCAGCGCGAGCAGATCACCGGCACGTCGTCGAGTGGATCACGGCTTTCATCCGCCACGGTCGGCCCGTTGCGCCCGGCCGGGCCGGGCTTCATCGGATAGATCGTGCAGAGATCGCCGAACACACCGATAACCGCTTCCAGCGCCAGCGCGTCGAGATCGTCGAAGGCGGACATCAATAGCCCCTGAGCAGGTCGCCGATGACGGTCTGCAGTTCTTTCGGCAGGCGGCGGGCAGCCTGGCTTTCCCAGACGTTGCGCGGCGCGGCCTGCGCCATGGCATCGGGAACGCCCGGGCCGTCGGGCCGGTCCAGCGCCCATTTGCCGGAGCCTGTCCGGCGCCAGAGCGCGTGCGATATCTTCGAGCGCTTGCGGCGCGGGAACTTGCCGCCGAGATAGAACGACCGACCGATCGTCTTGCGGGCGCCCAGCCAGTTTATGGAGGCACCCGCCGGCGCCTCCTTCGGCTGGTAGTAGATGCCGGGCAGGCCACCGCCGAAGCCGGCGAGCGAATAGACCAGACGGCCACCCGAGGCCTTTTTCGTGCTGGTGCGGCGCTTGATGACGTTGCCGATCGGACGCTTCGCAAAAGGATGCGAGCGCAGGCCGAGCACCCTGCGCACCGTGCGCAGATAAGCGGTCTGCGTCGGGCCGCCGGTGCGGTTCAGCGCCCGGGCGATGCGCGCCGGAGCGCGCTCGGCCGCGAGCATCAGCATGCGGTCGAGGCCGTTGAGGTCGATATCGGTCCTGACCGTCAGATCGGACATCTCACCGCCCTGCCCTGCGCGACGCCGCCACAGCAGCAGCAGCGACCTTGCCGGCGATCCTGCCGGCATCGACCTTGACGCTCGCCGCGACCTGCTGGGCCGCCTGCGCCGCTTCAGCCCAGGCGCCGCGCTGGACCGCGCGAACGCCCTCCCCGATCAGCCGGCCGCGCGCCGCGCAACCGGAGCAGGCCATCAGGCCGCGCCGTTCAGGCGGACCGGCAGGGTGGCGTCTGCAGCGCCAGCGGCGACGAGACCCGCATGCACGCCGATCTTGACGTTGGAGCCGACGGTGGTGGTGACGTTCTTGGCGGTGTCGTCCCAGTAAAGGGCAGCACCCGGAGCCGGCGTGATGGTCGCCGCCTTGGGCAAGGTGAAAACGCCCTCCAGGTCGAGAATCGACTGGACGCCTTGCGCAGCGCTGTGACGCACGACGCCGAAGAGGACGCCGAGCAGGAAGCCGGCACCGCCGACCACGCCGCCGACGGGCGCGACGAAGTCGAGGGCGGCGCCGGGCTGAACGAAGTTCTTCATGATGGTCTCCGATTGAGAGAGAGGGCAGGCCTTTGGAAATCCCGCCGACGGCGCCGCCGACGGGATCGGTCAAAGCCCTGGCCAATCCGGCCGTTGGGGCTGAGCTCAGTTGCCGGCGTTCTTGTAGCCGCCGTTGAAGTCGATGGCGCCGCAGCCGAAATCGTGCTCGAGGCTCATGCTGACGCCCTGCACACCGAAAGGCGTGTCAGTGCGGAAGCGCGGCGCGGTATAGCCCTCGAGCAGGCCCCATTCGAAGCAGGCAGCTTCGTCGGGAGAGGCGAAGACGTGCCAGGCGTTGCCGGTAATCTTCGCGGTGACGACGATCGAGAGCGTGCCGGAGAACGGATTGACGTTGCCGGCCTGCTGCGCCTGGACAGGCGCCAGAACCTGCTGCGCCTCGGTCTCCTTGTCGGGACCGACGAGGATGATGCTGCCGGAGAGTTCCAGCTCGACACCATCCTTGGTCTTGCGCTTGCGCAGGGCCGCCCGGGCGGCGGACAGCGCCGGGATATCGATCGCGGTTCCGGCGCCGGCCTTCGACTTGTCGGTGGTGTTGAAGACCTGGCGTCCGGTCGTGAGCAGCGTCGGACCATCCGCGTTCGCGCCGGAGAACATCATCGCGTAAAAGGTGCGGTCCTCGAAGCGCGCGACGGCAGCGCCGCGGTCGTTGAGCACCTGCACGAGAGCGTTCAGGCTGTCGTTGACCAGCATCTGGCGCGAGAAGTCGACGCGCACGCCATAGGCCTTGACCGCCGTCTTCTCCTTGCTTTCGCTGAAGGTCCCGGCCTTGATCTCGCCGCCTTCCGGATTGACCGGCAGCAGGTCGGGGAAATCGCCGACCCGGACCGTGGTGTGATCACGGAAGTCGACATAGGTCCGCTGGCGTGCGATCCGGCGGAAGGTCGGCTGCGCCAGGGCATAGCGGGCCGCCAGAGCCGTGTTGAGCGCACCCTCGAAGATGATCGGGAAGTCGGTCGTGGCATGGAAGGCGCGACGGACGATCTCCTCACGGCCGCCGAAACTGCCAGGAATGCGCCGCTCGCCGAGCCGTTCGGCCGCCATCTCGACGATCGAGAGGTCCATATAGCCGCGGGCGGCCTCGGACGGATCGCGTCGCTGAGCGCCGGACGGCGCCAGGCGGATGGCGAGCGCCTCGCCCATGGCCTGGCGCCGGGTCTCGGTCTCATCGCGATCGACGCGGATATGGCTGGCCGAGCCGTTCCGCGCCGCCATGGCATCGAATGCGGCGATCCGGAAGGCCTCGACGGTCGTGCCGGCATTGATCGCGGTCACGGCCTCGGTGCCGGTGTAGCCGGCGCGCTGCGCGATATCGAGGATCTCGGCGGAGCGCTGGCGCTCGGCGCGCAGGGCGGCGCCATTGTCAGCCGGGGGATTAGCGGCGATGCGAGCCTCCTCAGCCGCGATATCGGAGCGGACGCCCTCGGCGCGCTCGATCAGCGTGGCATGTTCCGCCTCGATGGCGCGCACGCGCTCCGGCTCCAGCCCATCGACCACCTCGGCGAGCTTGCGCTCGGCCTGATCGGAGAGATCCTTGAGCTTCGAGCGCAGCGCGATCAGCGCCGGCGAAGCCTGGATGGCGAAGTCGCGCCAGCCATGATCAGCGAACACGGAATGCTGGCCGAGCGGCGCAGCGAAGGCGCTCTCCGGCAGGATGGTGAAGGCGACGAGCGCCGCCAGGGCGCAGAGCGCGCCCAGCATGAGGTAGCGACCCTTCATCGGGTTCAACTCCTGTTTCGGGGGGGCCGGGACGGAAGGAGGCGCCGCTCCTGCTGTCCCGGGAGGCGCAGGGGGCAAAGGGTTGATCAGGCCGACAGATGCCGCGCCCGCATCCGCATGCGGGCAGCTGCTGCGACAGCGCCACCGAGGATTTCGAACGCCACCGGGAACTGGCGAACGTCCTGGCTACGCACTTGCGCGCCAGGATCGGCGGGCACCGTCACGAAGCTGATTTCGTGCGGCGTCCAGCGCTCGACGATGCGGCGCTCCTTCTCGTCACGCTTCTCCGGCCTCACGACCCGGACCTGGTCGATCGAGTAGCCAACCGAGATGTTGCGGACGATCTTGTCCGACGCGAGCCCAAACAGGCGATCGGCAGCTTCGTCGAGCCCGGCCTTCGGGAAGCGGATCGCGGCATAGCCTTTGCCGGTATCGATCCAAGCCCGCTCGACGACTGCGACCTGAGAGCGCGTCGACCAGGTCGAATGGCTGTCGAGCACCGGGGCGCCCGCGTTCATCCGCTCCAGATTGACCGAGCGATCGGTGACCAGCAGCTCCTCGACATAGGGGATGGCGGTGTCCCAGCCTTCCCAGCGGATGCGATCAACGCTCGCGCCGGTCGTCCAGATCACCTCGAGCGTGCGGGTCTCGACATCGACACGGGACAGCTCGGCCCGGCGCGACTGCATCGGCAGGGCGACGGGCAGGTTAAGGCTCGGCATTGTCAGGCTCCCGCGGCGGCTCGGCCGTCGCATCGGTGATCTGCTGGCCCGTCCGCGTGCGCAGGCGGGCGTCGATGTCGAAGATTAGATCCGCGTCATCGGCCGCCTTCAGGAATTCGGCGTACTCGACGAGGACCTCGCGCCAGTCGCGGCCCCAGGCGCCGATGAAGTCCTGCGGCGACATGCGCCCAGCCCTGACGGCGAGGATATCGGCCTCGAGGTCCTTCTTTGGATCGACCGGCTCGAAGGCCGGCATGATCACCTGGCAGGGATAACCCGCCGCGCGAGGCCGCAACCGGCCCGCCATGATCGCGAGATTGACCCACATCTTGATGACGCGGGTGATCACCTGCGGCGCCAGCGCATGCCACTGCACATCGCTGACGAATTTGCGCTGGTCGGTCAGGCCGGCCTTCATACTCGAATAGCTGGTCTGCGACAGGTCGCCGGTCAGCTGGTGATAGGCGACGCCCGAGCCGACCGCGATCCCCATCAGGGCCAGCCGCGAAACCGGCTCGATCGCCGAATTCGCCGCCGGCGTGAAGGCCTGCATCTCCTCGCCCTGGCGTAGATACTGTACCATGCCGGGCCGGATGCTCTCCAGCCGGGTCGGCTTCTCGCCGGGCGCTCCCGCGACCGCGGCGCCGATGCTGGAGGCGCCGTCATTCGACTTGATGAACAGGCCGACCGAGGCGTTGAGCCGCTCCTTGACGACGATCGCGTCCATCACGTCGGCGAAATCGCGCGCCCCCATCAGGACCGGCGCGAAGAGCGGCACGCCCCTCACCTGTCCCGGGCGCAGCCGGCGATAGAGGTGACAGACCTGCGAGCGGGGCACCAATCGCGACTGCGGATAGGCCGTGCCGAGACGCTGCATCGGCTCGCCCGGGGCGATGTCGTGCAGCCAGTAGCCGAGCCGCTCGTCATGCGCCCCAAGCTCGACGCCGAGCCGGGCGCGCTGCGTGCCGGAGGCGAGAGCCCCGGCATCGCGGCTTTCGTCGATCAGGTCGCCCTCGCCGACATGCAGCGCGAACGGAACCGCGCGACCGTCATTGAGAGGCCGGGCCAGCAGGCGAACGATGGCGTCGCCGCCCTCCATGGAAGATCGGACGAGCAGCGAGAGCAGGCCGGTGAAGGTCGTCTCGCCCTCGATGTCGCACTCCTTGACCCACTCGTCCCAGAGCGTCTGGGCCTGGCGAACCGCCGGGCCGGTGCCGCTGAACCGGACCGAGAGATCCGGGCTGACGATGTGGGTGGCGTGCAGGTCGAGCACGCGCGCCCCGATGAAGGTGTTGCGCACCAGCTCGCGCGAGCGCTCGCGCAGCACCGGCAACGCCCGCGACAGCGAAGCGTTGGCCGAGCCCTCGCCGCGCCGGAACGACGCCGTGCGGCGCCCATTCTGGGCGGCGTCATAGCCGCGAACCGCGTCGAGCGCCTGTCGCGCCTGATGGCGGCGAAAGGCGGCCTCCGGCGCGAAGTAGCCGATCGCTTTGTCGATCAGGTTCATGGTCAGTCGCGATCGAACTGGGTGATGGCCGTACGTGGCGGCGCCAGCGGGCCGGCGACCTCCTCCTCCATGTCGGCGAGGATCTGCTCGATCTCGGCTAGCGAGCGATATTCGACGACGCGTTTGGTCTCGCCCGAACCGAACTCGACCCGGCGCGCGCCGCTCTTCAGCGCCTTTTTCAAGGCGTCGATATCGGCTTGTGTCCAGGGCATGATGTCACCAGTTCGCGCCCCGTCCGGCCAGCCAGTCGTTGGCTGGTGGCGGAGGAGGAGGCGCTTCGGTTTCGGATTGAGCCGAGGCCTCAGGCCGCGGCGTGAACAGCGTCTGCTCTGTCATCGCCGGCGGCAGGCCGCGATGGCGGGCGAGCGCAGCCCATTCATCGGCGGTCATGATCGAGATGCCGAGATATTCGGCCAGCGCCATGTTGTAGATGCGGCAGTCGAGGAAATGGTTTTCCCGAAGGTCGATCCAGCGCTTGCCGGCAGGCCGGCCGCGGACCTTGATATCCTCGAGATGCGCGGCGCAGAGCTGCTTGAAGTACTCCTCGTCGGCCTCGCCGTGGAAATGGCAATAGCCGGGCGGAGCCTCATTGACTGTCTCGGCCAGGCGCTGCTTGCCGAGGTCTAGGTAGAGCCCGCTCTTCAGCGGCCATGTTCCGATCGGCCAGACCTTGGCACCCTGGGTGATCTTCTTGCCGCCGAGGTCGATATCCTGCAGCGAGGGCGTGCCGATCGCCGGCTTGCCCCAGCCCTGAAGACCCTTGATCGCCAGCACCAGGTCGCGCCCGGTGTCCGGATGCGGCATCTGATTGAGACGCGCCCAGTTGTAGACGACATTCGAGCGATAGCCCGAGTCGATCGCCAACGCGTCGATCCGGCGCCTGCCGCCGAATGCGTCGGGGAATTCCCGGTCGAGCGTCTC